TGGGCGATGTAACGAAGATTACAGCAGGTGATCTGCCAGCAGTTGATCTATTGATCGGCGGCAGTCCGTGTCAGGGATTTTCGTTTGCCGGAGGCCAATTGGCGTTTGATGACCCGCGCAGCAAATTGTTCTTTGAATTTGTTCGTGTTCTGAAAGAATGCAAACCGAAGTATTTCCTGCTGGAAAACGTCAATATGAAGCAGGAGTTCCAAGATGTCATAAGCGAACAATTAGGGTGCAAACCCGTGGATATTAATTCCAATCTTGTCAGCGCACAAAATAGGCGAAGACTGTACTGGACAAATATTCCCGTCAGGTCGTTGCCGGAAAACAAACGCATATACCTAAAGGACATATTGGAAGATGGCTTTACAGACCGCGATAAAGCGCATTGCGTTGATGCTAATTACTTTAAAGGCGGCAATCTAAAGTCATACTTTGAAAAGCATAGGCGGCAGTTGGTGTTTGATTTCGCTGATGAAGCGGACGCAGAAGGTACAGTTCTGGCTGGAGAAGCTGATCTGAAGGGGCATGATTACAATAGGCGTGTGTATCACCCAGATGGCAAGGCACCAACGCTTGCAGCGGCTAGTGGTGGCAATCTGGAGCCGAAGGTTCTTTACCCTGCGTCTATCGTGGGTCGTAGGCTAAATAATGGTGTGCGCGATGATTACAACAAAAATGTTCCTGTTAGCCAGTGCCTAGAGGTGCATGACACCAAGGGAAAGGCTAGATGTCTGTCTACAGTGGAAAAGGATACTTTGCTATCCCCACTACCAACAGGTCGCTATCCAGATGCGTACAGCGATGATATGCGGCTTATGTGGCGTAAACTAACGCCAATCGAGTGTGAGCGGTTGCAAACCGTTCCAGATAACTACACCAACCATGTATCGAATACACAGCGTTACAGGATGTTGGGCAACGGCTTTACAGTTGATGTAATAGCTTTTTTACTGAGGGGCATGAAATGACTAATTATGAAAGACATGGAAGTGATGATTACTGGCAAAAATATTATGGTCGGTTGGAAGGGGCTAAGATTACCAAGTTCTGGATGAGCGATGATGGATACCCTACATTCGGGTTAGTGCATCCCAAGTTGGGGGCTTTTGTTATTGAAGTTAGCCGTGACCCAGAAGGCAATGATCCTGGATTTTTATTTATTAGCGATGGAAAGGAAGGCGAGTGATGGGATTTAAAACAGGAAATTATGTTACTGGCGCAGGGTTCTTACTTGTGCTGCTGATGTCAGCAGTCGAGCCTATGCCACATAGCTTTGAATTGTTCTGGTTACATATCGGGACTCTGATGATCGGGACAGTGCTGATGGGGTCGGGAGTGTATCTTACATGGAAGGGAAAATAGGCGTGTTCTTGATACGTTCTGGTTTAGGTTTAGAAGTTTATAAACCCAAAGTTGGTACCCCAAAGTTCATAAAGTTGTTATGTATCAATGGGTTAAGAGGTTTTGGTTTGGGTTTGCAATGATAGCACAAACAAAGTAAAATAGGGGTGTTAAGTCATTGAAAAGGCTCAAGGTTTAATGTTTGGGTTTTTCTCCCTATTACATAGGGGTATAGGTATAAACAAACCTATACCCTGTAACGTGTGGTTGCTGCCAAATGCAACCCGAAGAATTGTTCTACTTAGGAGGGCGTAATGCCGAATGTCGGAGAAGATCTACCAAAGGAACAGCGGCTTGCTGGACACAAAAGATTAACACCCCAGCAGCAACAGTTTCTGGATATGTATCTGCACAAGGATATGACACAGACTGAAGCGGCTAGGCAAGCAGGGTACAAAAACCCCACAGTGCAAGCTGTACGGCTGTTGCGTAACCCAGTCGTAGCAGAACGCCTACAGGAGATGAGACTGGAGACACAGGCTCGTTTCGGGGTGACAATCGATAAGTCTATTCGGGATCTAAAGAAGATCAGGGATCAGGCGTGGGAAATGGGTAAGTTTAGCGATGCGTTGAGAGCAGAGGAACTGCGTTTGAAGGCAGCGGGACTACTTATCAACAAACAACACGTTGTAAAAGAGGAGATCACAGCCAACACAAAGCAGGATATTGCGAACAAATTGGCAGATTTTAAGCGTTTGGCTGAGTCTCGTATGGTAAATGTAACACCAGATGTAGGAATTATTGAGCATGACCCACAAGATATAGCGGAAGATAGCGAATAACCCAGATATTCCCATGAAACACCCCGCGCGGGGGGAGGGGGCGGCGACCATCGGGCTTTTCGGGCCTATACCAGTAGAATTGTTCGGGTTCGGGGTCACTGGGCTGCTGATCGGGGCATCGGGATCGGGGTTTGATCGGGGTCGGGCTTGACATCGGGGCTGAATCGGGGTCATCCTGTCCCCTCCTCCCTTGGAAAACTACCCCCGGTGGCCTCGTGCTGCCGGGGCTTTTTGTTCGGTAATAGTACAATTGTTCGGGATCGGGCTACTGGCCCCCGGCAGGAACTCCTTTCAGTCCCCGGCACCCAGTTGCTGCTGCCCCTGGCAGGTCCCCAGTAATCAGTACAATTGTTCGTGTTGTTTTTGCCGTCCCAGTTGTCAGCGGTTTTGTACCAAATGATACTTTTTTATTTTTTTGTGCTTTTTGTTGTTGACAGGTGTTGCAGTGATTGCTATATATAATAAGTAAGCCAAAAGTATAACGCCGTTAGGTTATTGTAATTGTGGCTAGGTCAGCGGATAAAGGGTTTATATGGATACGTCCATACCTCCGCTGGCTGCACTTAAACAGGAGGGCAAGATGACTGAACAAGAAGCAAAAATGTGGATTGAAGAAGTAACCGATGATTTTGTAGAAATCGGTTACACCATGAAAGAGGCCACTGCTCTTGCGTGGACAAAATTTTTGGAGATGATGTAGCCTCTAGGAGGCAACTCGTAAAATTTTCATTACCTGACCCGGCGAGAGCCGGGTATTTTTTTGTCCGTGCTGCGGCCCCCGGCGCTAACCAGTACAATTGTTCTGGTTGTTCGCTGCAGCCGCTGCGCTGCTGCGGCCCGGCACCTGCTGAAAAAAAATTCTTTTTTTCTTTCTTTTCCTGTTGACAGTGTGTGCAATGATTGCTATCTATATAAGTACAGAAGGAGGGCAAACGCCATGACTTACAAGTATGAAGAAATCAAAGAACACTTCGTTGACTGGATGAAAGATCAGGACGCTGAGTGGCTAAAAGACAACAAAGACGATTGGCACCACCACGCATTCAATATGGATTACTTCATTATTGGAACGCATAACGCGATTGAGTGGATGGGTGACCAAGTGTTTAAAATCATAGAAACCATCAAAGAATATGAAGAAGAAAACTTTGGTGAGGTAACAACTGACCTGTCCAGCCCTGAGAATCTGGTCAATATGTACGCATACATTGTAGGCGAACAGGTTGTTAATGAATGGAGGTAGACAAATGAGTAAACTATATTTCGCCTATGGCTCTAACTTGAACAAGAGCCAGATGGCACTTCGTAGCCCCACCGCGAAAGCGTTGGGGTCTGCGTACTTTCCGAATTGGAGGCTAGTCTTTCGGGGTGTAGCCGACATAGAACATGGGGACGAACAAGATCTTTTGCCCGTAGGCATCTGGCGCATTGAAGAAGCAGACGAGGCCGCACTTGATCGGTACGAGGGCGTGAGTTCTGGACTCTACCGCAAGGTAGAGATCAACGGGATGCTTACCTATCGGATGAACTCATCGGGTACATACAGCCCCAGCCGTCAATACTTCGATACCATTCTTGACGGCTATCGGGACTTCGCTTTGGATACTTCCGAGCTATTCAATGCACGGGACAACGCGGGATTCGAGGAGGATCAACGGATATGGATATAAATTGTTCGGGTTATACTGGGCTGCAGCCAGGTGCTGCGGCCCATTTTTTTTGCCCAGTCCCAGGCGGGGCCGGGGCATAACCAGAACAATTGTTCGGGTTTGACTGGGCCTGGCCGGGCAGCACTAGGTTGAATCGGATCGGGGATCGGGCTTCGGGCTTCGGGGTCGGGGTTAGCTGCTGCTGTCAGTTACTGGATCTCCTTTCTTTCACGCGCACACACCCGCCCTCCCGATCAATAATAAAAAAATGCGAACAATTGTTATTTTTGTGTTTACTTATGCAGTGATTGCGATTACTACTTAGGAAGTGGCGCAAACGTGCGTCCACAAAAACAGAAAAAAGGTAATGAAAACAATGGCTTACTTAACAAACACAAGCTTTTTGACTGCTGGCGTTGAATTAGAGTTTCACAATAAGC